CAACCTTTAAAACGCATGTAAATGCAACCTTTAAAACGCATGTAAATGCAACCTTTAAAACGCATGTAAATGCAACCTTTAAAACGCATGTAAATGCAACCTTTAAAACCTGTATTTTAAATAATAATTTATTGAATAAATTATTATATTTTTATTTATTTTTTCGAGTTTTTATTTTTGGTTTTTCTTTTTCTAATGCTTTTTCGTCTTTTGGTTGCTCCTCCTTCAGTTAAATCGTCAGAACCTGTAAAAACTGGCCTACCAGTATTATTTCTTTCAGAGTTCCCATCTGGTTTACTTCCGCCTCCAAAAAATAACCAATACCAAGTACCACCAATAAAAATAGCAAATGCACTTAAAGCAATACCAACACCAATCGATGCACCTTTATCATTTGAACCCATTTAATATATTATTATTTATTATTTTTATTTTTTCGTGTTTTTATTTATTATTTTTGGTTTTTCGTTTTCTAATGCTTTTTCGTTGTTTAATTGTTCTTCCTGTAGCACGCGGCCTGTCCTTACCAGTATAGGTATCAACTCCTTCAGGTTTGTTACTTGGTTTTCTAGTATACGCAACAAAACCCCCGTATCCACCAACCAATACAGCTGCTCCTATAGCAATACCAACTACAATCAATGCTGCTTTTTCACCTGAACCCATTTAATATATTATTATATTTTATTTTTTTTTTCGAGTTTTTCTTCGGGCCTTTCCTCCTTTAAACGTCGATTTTGTGTTTGGATTACCTAACCAATTACTATTTTTATATTGTTCATATGTTTGGTCTTTAGTTTTATTTAACCCATATCCTGTTCCTATTAAAAAAACTGCAAATGCACTTATAACAATACCAGCAACAATCAATACGCCTTTGTCACCTGAACCCATTTAATATATTATTATTTTTTATTTTTATTTTTTCGTGTTTTTTTTGAATTTCCTCCTTTTCCCTGGACATTTATTTGAACTTTAACCTGTGGCTCTATTACTTGTTGTGGTTTTATTACTTGCGGTTCTATTACTTGCTGTTCTATTACCTGTTGCTGTTCTATTACTTGCGGTTTTATTGTTGCAGATTTAACCGTTTCTACTAAAGTTTCCTCTCTTTGAATTTTTTCTGTTTCACTTTCTACGTTTTTCCTTTGTCTTTGAATTTTTTCGCTCGTCATATCCGTTAGCTGGCTTAACTCGGCCGGTATGGGTATTTCATCATCAGACACCATTTTTTCTCTCGTTTTTTCCATAGTATCAATTTGACTTTTCGCTGCATCAATAATTTTCTTATCTACAATTGTTTCATATATTTTAATTCCATTCGCATAATCCGTCTCGCATGTTAAATATAAATTAATAATTATTGCTCGAGTTTCTAAAACCACCTCCTGTAAAAGTTCCTCTGTTAATTCTGGATTTATCCGGATTACTTTTTTATTTGAATGTGGGTCAGTCATGTAAACAAATAATTTATTTAAAACATCTAGCAGCAATTCCTGATTGGTGTTTGCCTTCTTCAACATTTGTTTTAAATTTTCTGCATACATCTTAAATAATTCATCATCAATTGACCCTTTTACAGGTTGCTCATATGATGGGCTAGGACCTTGACAATTTGGCTTTTTTTTATAATCTCTGAGTTTGATGTCGCTAAATTTCTGTATATTTTCCGGCAATGGTTCATTAATATTATCTGTAAAAACATTATAAAAATTCTTTAAATTTTGCATGAATATTTTTTTCGTTTCCTCTTTCATTCCCTTGAATTTACCGGTTTCATAATCATATTCATCATCATAATATAATTCCATTAATTCTGGTATACCAGGTTCATCTGCTAAGGTTTTACTGTCATTTGCCTTTAAATTAAAGGAGCACATTTTAGGATGTATCTTAATTTCTTCGTTATTTATATCACCATCACCTGTTAAATCTAAATCAATATTGGATTCCCTTTTCAATGCATCAATTCTTGAATCGCAAATATTCATTTTTAATATTTCAACCTTGGCATCCTTTGGTATTTTTTTCCTGTTGTATATATCCGCCTTTTGAGTGTAACCTTCTTCATCCTTATAAACATATACTGGATTTATGGTTGTCAAAATAGTAGCAAACACATGGGCGATTTTAATGTAATATTTGGCAATTCCAATGCAAACACGTCGCTTTTTTACCGGATTTTGTATATCGAGGTTTGCTATATTCTCTTTATTAAAAAAGATAATTTTGTCCTTTTCTAATTCATCTATTTTTTGGCCATCTTTTATATTTTCTGCTAAATAAGTAATTTGAATATCTGTAAAATATCTTTCAATGATATCTGATGTTAGTATAACCAGCTTGTCGCAATATTCTATATCATATAATTTTCTCAAACTCTGAAAATCCATAGTTAAAATATAATAAGTGGCAATATAATCTATGATTTGTTTTACAGAAGCGGGTTTCAATTTTGTGGCATCTGTGCTGCTGCTATTAAAAAAAGATGATATTTGATTTCCCATTTAATTTAACTATATATAATAACTATTTTTAAATAGTATTTAAACCCCTTTATAGTAAATAAAATTGATTTAAAAATATCTTTTCTTATAAGATAAACAAAGAGTAATTATGTTAACTGACGAACTTATCAAAACTAAAAATAGCACCAGTAAAAAAAATAAAACTACGTTAAGTAGTTCCAATAAAACTGAACTATGGTCTCTCTTTGAAACCGCAGTTGTTAATCCAGACAAAAAAGACCCATTAGAATGTTTATATCGCACTATCGGCGGCAGAGAAAATTGTGAAATGTGCCAAGGCGCTTTAGCTTATTCCGATGAAGGATTTTTAACTTGCACCAATTCAAAGTGTGGCATCATATACAAGGACATGTTGGACCACTCTCCCGAATGGAGATATTACGGGGCTGACGACAACCAAAGTTCTGACCCAACTCGCTGTGGAATGCCAGTTAATCCACTTTTCGAAGAATCGTCGTTCGGTTGTAAGGTCTTATGCATGGGCAAATCTTCTTATGAAATGCGTAAAATACGCCGCTACACTGAATGGCAGACTATGCCCTATAGAGAAAAGGCTCGTTATGACGAGATGCAGCGAATTATGTTGATGGCGGCAAATGCTGGTATACCCAAAGTTATTGTAGACCAAGCCATATTATACCACAAAAAAATATCAGAACATGAGCAGACTTTTCGAGGCGATAACAAGGACGGATTAATCGCCGCCTCTATCTACATAGCATGTAGGATTAATAATTATCCAAGAACGGCCAAAGAAATTGCAACTATATTTCATCTGGATGTGACTAGTGCAACCCAAGGCTGTAAAAATGCACAAGTAATTATTAATCATTTAGAAAAAGATATGAATAACGATGAAAAGACCGCGTTCTGCAAAACGAAACCAGAGGCGTTTATTGAGCGTTATTGCAGCAAGCTTAATATTAATACGGAGCTAACAAAGCTGTGTCAATTCATAGCAATTAAAATAGAAAAGAAGGACATGATGCCGGAAAATACACCGCATTCGATTGCGGCGGGGGTCGTTTATTTCATCTCACAGCTATGCAAATTAAATGTTAGCAAAAAGGATGTGAAAATAATTAGTGAAATCAGCGAGGTTACAATTAATAAGATACATAAGAAGCTAGAATTGCTCCAAGATGAATTGGTTCCGGCAGTTATTTTAGAAAAATATAAATAACTTTCTTTGTATAATATAATATGTCTTTAAGTAATGGTGCAAAAATGGGTATAAGTTTTACCATTTTAGCTGTAGGAGTTCCAACACTTTATTATTTTTTAGTGCATAGAAGTGCTACCAATGATTATAAAAGTAGTAATAAAAATAATACAAGTCATGATAATGACACTGGATTTAATTATGAACCTGCTACTTCTCTTAATAATGTTCTAAATAATAGTAATAGTGATAGTGGTAAAAGGTATAGTTTTTCTCCCGATTTTTTTAAACAAGGAGGAAGAAAAAGTGTTAGACAAAGAAAAAGTGTTAGACAAAGAAAAAGTGTTAGACAAAGGTCTAAATAAAAAATAATATTCGTATTCGTAAAAGAATAATAATGGCGTTATAATTTATGTCTTTAAAGGTTGCTAAAGTTTTGCCACAAGTTATTTTTGTTGTCCCATATAGAAACAGACCTCAGCACAAATTCTTTTTTTCTAATTACATGACCTCTATTTTAAAAGGGTCTGAAATTGAATCAAGTTACGAAATATACTTTTCGCATCAATGTGATGCTCGTTCATTCAACCGAGGTGCAAGTAAAAACATCGGATTCCTCGCCATCAAAGAGAAATATCCCAATGATTATCAAAATATGACCTTTGTCTTCAATGACATTGATACCATTCCATTTAGCAATATTTTTGACTACCGAACTATTTCCGGAATAGTGAAGCACTTTTACGGCTTCAAGTATGCTCTCGGCGGAATCGTGGCCATAACAGGAAAAGACTTTGATAAAACGAACGGATTTCCGAACTTTTGGGGTTGGGGAATGGAAGACAACGTCTTGCAAAAACGCTGCGAAACAGCCGGTCTAATCATAAATAGGGACCAGTTCTATCCGATTGGCAGCCCAGATATCTTGCAGCTTTTTGACGGTGTTTCTCGGCTAATTAACAAGAAAGACCCTTGGCGAGCAACGCATGATAATGGAGTTGATGGATTAAAAACGATTCATAAACTAAATTATGAAATAGATGTCGAATCAAAGAATCCATTGGATAACATTCATACGGTTACTTCGGACAAAATATTTGTCATTAATATTAACACGTTTATGACTGGAACTCGTTTCGAAAATGACAACTATTTTCAATATGATTTGCGTGAGCCACCTAGAAAGATTATTAATCCGGACAAAATAAAGACAAATAAAATATCCACTACATTGGATGATTGGACAAATATTCCATTTTTTCCTACAGCGGCGAAGAAAAAGGAAATGATACAAGAATACGGACAGACAAAGGCAGAAGAAATCATTGAATACAGTTATCATAATTCGGTGGACCCTACCGTAGCCGTCATGCCTCCTCAAAATGTTTCCAAGCTTTTAGAGAAACAACCCGCTACTGCTGCATCTTTAATGCAAATACAACAATACAACCAATTGATGCAGCAATTTAATTCAAAAACGCGCATTATACCGCCGAATATTAATAAATTTTCCCCTGCATATTCACGCATTATAGCGGCGAAACCCAAGGCAAGTGCGTCTGCGAATATTCGATTAGGTGGGGTTTACTAAATCCACCTTTACCAATGCCTCTATGAGGCATTACAAATGTGGAGCCAAAATTTATAAATCCAAAAATCAAAAAAACAAAAATAAAATTGTAAAATATTAATATAAAAATATATCATTTATATTAATATTATGAAATCTCCAACATGTTTAAAGGATATAACTAACATATTCTACATAAATTTGGAGCACCGCGTCGATAGAAAGGAGCATGTGGAAGCCCAGCTTTTAAAAATTGGTCTTAAAAATTTTCAGAGATTCAACGCCGTCAAGATGGAAAATGGCGCCGTTGGTTGCAGTATGAGTCATCTTAAGATTTTACAGAAGGCATTGAAGGATGGCTTAGACCATGTTTTGATTGTGGAAGACGACATTGAGTTTTTGGATGCAGAGCTATTCAGAACCCAATTGGATAACTTTTTACAAAAGCAGAATTCTAGGAGCTGGGATGTCGTCTTACTTGCAGGCAATAATATGCCACCTTACCAAAAAGTGGATGAGACATGCGTTAAAGTGACCCGTTGTCAAACTACCACTGGCTACTTAGTAAATGGCCATTATATTGAAAAACTTATGAACAATGTAAAAATGGGGCTAACTAATTTAATACAGGAGCCAAAAAACCATCTAAAATATGCAATCGACATGCATTGGTTTGTGTTGCAAGAACTCGATAATTGGTTTCTAATTACACCGCTAACGGTAGTGCAACGGGAGGATTATAGTGACATTGAAAAGAGGGTTATTAATTACCAAAGCGCAATGACTGATTTAGATAAGACAGAAATAATAGAAAAGATTAGAGTGTATAAGGAAGAACAGCAAAGAAAGCAAGAAGAATATAATTCAATGATGGCTAAATTTAGAAGCAAGATGAATTTAATTTGATTTTAAATTTGGTCTATAAAATATTTGTTAGTATCAAGGGGTAACATATTCATTTTATAAAGATTGGTTAAATAATATCCGATTGCATAGTCTTCCAAATACTCGGTCTCAATCAATTCCTTCTTTTCTTCGACTAAGAATTGTATCGCATTTAATGATAAGAAATAAAACCGACCACTGCAATATTTGGTCGCTTTTACTAACAAATCTTTGGGCAGCTCTGCATGTATGCGATAATATTGGCTTTGATATGTCTGTTTTACGTCGACTATTTGGCCGCCATAATGAATCTTTTTATCGGGGTCTTCGTATTTCTTATCAAGTAATGAAATAATTGTCTCAAATATTTTAATGTTAGTTACTTGTTGGTCGTCATCTGTTTTAAAAATGTATTTGAATTGATATGTATTAAGAACCGCCTGATAAGCCTGTATTACTTTTTTGGGCAATGAATTATAGTCATCTTCGACCTTAACTAACAAAACGTTGTCATCTGTTAAAAATTGATAGTCATCTTCTAAATTAGGGTCACCTATAACATGGAAATAGAGAAGATTTGAAGGCAGATTTGGAATCCATGTCTTCTTTTGTTGTAGAGCTTTGTGACGATATTTGCGGCAATTAAAAATCAGAAGAATGTAGTCTTGTATAATTAGCATTTCAAAATATATTAAACTTTAATAAAAGTCTTTAAGTTCAAATTGGGCTTAATATATATTATTCAAAGAAGTATGGTCCTAAAGTTTCACCCAATCCGCCGGAAACAAATCTTTCAAATCATGATTCAACTTGGAACCAAACCATGTTGAAGGACAAACTACCGTTTTTTGCCGAGATATATTCAAATAGGCGCCCCACCAGCTAAACGTGCTATTTGCAATAATGTTGTGCCTGCATATGCTCATTAGTATGAGTTGCTCCCAATCTTCTAACAAAGGGTCCGCCCTTACAAATGATAGGTTCGGAAAATCTATTTTTAATGTCTCCATTATTGCATCTACATCTTCCAAATCTTGGTCTTCGCAAAAATAAAGCACCTTGGTTACTGTATTTGTTTCAGACAAATGATTCAAAGCGGCTCTATAATAATCTACTGTCAATATTACATAATGCTCAGGCAGTTTTTTATAATCGCCCAATCTGAAGTGCATCGAGACCGGTTGCTCATCATTAATTAGCTTCCTATATTTGTTAGTTAGTCTGACTTTATGGTCATCTATTTTTAATAAACGGTTTATTGTTTGAAAAACATCATCAAAATATCTGTAGCTCTGAAAGTAACCACTTAGCACTTTCATTTTATTTTTTTGACTGGGTAAGGGTAAAGGTAATGCTTCATAAGTAAAACCTTTTTCTTTGATTATTAATAAATTGTCTTTATTAATTAATTCTGGATGCAATAAAAATGGTTTCAGACTTGACAAAAAGGAGTCCCAATAGGTGTGTCTATCTGTAACCGAACTTTTTAAGTCGTATACATTTAAAAAAACAAATTTTTGATTCGATTGACTCGCATATGCAATCGTGGTATAAATTTGAAATAATTGGTTGCCTAGTCCGCCTTGTAATTTACACGTTAACATACTTAAATATAATGTAAGATATTATATTTAAATTATTTTTTATTATTTGTAATAGTCGTTTCTTAGCTCCTTGTGTTTATTTATATCTTTTATTGGATGGAAAACATGTGTTTCCAATTGTAAAACATCTGTTTCTTCATCGAAGTCTCGGCGATATATCACCTTTGTTAGTTCTTCAGGATTAAAATGAGATAATCCAAAATGTTTTGTAATTGTTGGAAAAAGCGCCTCTAAAAAGAACAAGGTTTTATATCTTTGAGCATACCATCGAATACCTTGTAGCAATTTATGTGACATTCTTGTTGCACACATCATGCCAGAGTAATGTGGATAAGCAAGTTTTATATCTATTTGTTCCCATAACCAAGGAAATTCGGTTGTATTGTTAGTTGTTTGAGATTTAAAATCGCAATTTGCAATCAAATCTGTTTTCGGATATTTTACATCTAAATTAGTTAACACCTTTTCTTTCAAAAAGAAAACGTCATCTTCTATAAACCATACTTGCTTATACATGTTAGGTATGATAACTGAAAAAAATAATAGAGCCTTATCCCAACCACTAATAAGTTTTTTAATTCCTATATAATTCACATTTTTGTATCCATATTTTAAACATAATTTTTCATCAAATTGAATAATGTTGAGCATTTTATATTTTTTTTGATAATATAACATATTTTTATTTGAATCAATAATAATATATATGTCATAACTAACAAATTTTGCTAGAAAATCTAGGTAAATTTCATTTGGTTCTTTGACTATTAATGCAATGGCTCTCTCTTTTAATATTGGTCTTAAATTGCGGTCCATTGTTAATATATTTATTATATTTTATTTATAGAATTATATGTTAAATAATCCTGATGTTTTTTACTTGTGCAATGCTCTTTTTTTCCTGATATTTGAATAATAGAACCACATTCACATGTAATTAATTCTTTATTTTTTTCTAATATTATTTCTTTATTTTGTTGATACCATAATTCTTTATTTAATTTAATTTTCTCTTTATTTTCCTCGGCATATTTTTTATTTTGTTCTATTATTTTCTCTTTATGTTCTTCATAATATTTTTTACCTTGTTCTTTATTTTGTTCAGCATGTGAATCATTATACTTCTTTTTATTTTCTGCTATTTTTTCTGCATTTTTTTCTCGATATAATTTTTGTTGTTGTTTTAATTTTTGTTTTTTAGATTCTTCTTGTTCTATAATTACTTGTTCTACAATAATTGGTGGGTTTAAAAAATCTAAATGAACTTTACTTTTTAAATGTCTATTTTTATTTCCAAATGTATATTGATTACCGCATTCACAATTAATAATTTGCGATTGTTTTTCTTTAAGAGTTTCCTTGTTTTTCTCTCTCCATTCCTTATTTTTAATTGCGGCATATTCTTTATGTGTCTCTCGATATATCTTTTTTTGTTCTGAAATCTCTTCTTTATTTGCTTCAGCATATTCTTTTTGATATAATTGAATTTGTTCTTTATTTATCTCTGCATATTCTTTTTGATATTCCAACTTTTTATCTTTATTTTCTTCGTAATTCTTTTTATTTTTCTCTAAAATATGCTCTTTGTATTCTTCATACCATCCCTGTTTTTGACAAACTTTTTCTTCATTTGTTGTAAAAGGTAGTATCATATTTAAAGTCGCATTTAAATTTTCTATCCAATATCTTTCTCTGGCTTCAGCTTCTCTTCTATTTTTACAGTTATATTCTTCAATTTGTATCATTGACCAATTATTCCAATCTCCATTATCTCTAATGAATTGATATATTTTTGAATTATTGATTTCATTATTACATGTTGTTTTATGTTGATTTTTTCTTTGTATAAAATTTGTCGTATGACCTACATATGTCTCTTTGATATTTGCATCTTTACAACAAATCTTATACATAATTGTTTTTGAGTAATCCAGTTGACATTTTGGCATTATTATATATATATATATGTAATAATGTCTTTAAGTTATAATCTTATAGAATCTTATAGAAATATTACCGTGTCAAATAATTAAAAATCTTCATTTAGTTCAAATGCAATATCCACGTTACTTTTATTT